TTGTGTACCAACACCATACACTGCGGTATTCGCAGTTGTAATATTAGCATTGATATTTCCCTCTACCGTAAAATTTAATTCTGATCCATTTGTGGTACTATAAAGAACTACACCATCTTGGACTTTAATTTTTTGTGCCATTCGATAATCCTTATTATCATTTTTATATATTTATCAATATTCTAAAAGAATATTATTCATAAAAAAGCACTCCGAAGAGTGCTTTAATTGTTTTAAAAATTCTAAATTCAGATTAATAAAACTTAAGGGTAGCTGCGTCAATACCAACCTTCGACAAATAGTCAGCTGCGTTACCGAAGCTGTTTGCTGTGTTAGTAAGTTCCAAATATCCGTAACGTGTCATAAACGAAACAACAGGTTCGAATGTTTGTGGATCCATAACTGGACCAACGCTCAATAATGGAATATATGGGCAGTAATAAGCTGCTGCATCTGTTTCTGTAGGACCCTTATATCCTAACAGAACTGGATCTCCATCGCTTGCGTATTGGTTAACGTAAACTCTCATTGTGCTATTCAATGTACCAACAAACTTGGTGTTTGTAGGTGCTTCGAATGTACCTTCTGTTGTACGAGCAAAAGAAGATGTTGTAGCTGTCTGAAGAATTGTCAATGCTGTTGGGCTGACAACACACCAGTTAGCTGCACCACGACGTGTACGTGCAGAAATCAAGTTAGCTTGTTGGTTAATCATAACTGCAAGAGCAGCCATTTCATCACCAACATAAGTAGCTGTACCAGATACTGCTGCTTGGTTAAATGTGGTTGGAGCAACAGGAACTAAGCTAGAAAGCTTGAACAACATTTCTTGGTCAATTTCAACTGTAATTTCTTGTGCCAACGCTTGCATAATTTCAGCTTCGATGTCGATACCATGAATTGCATTTGCATCTTGAGCTGCTTCGAAGGTCCAACGAGCAGACAATTTACGTGTCTTGGCTTCGACGGTTTCTTTCAAGATTTGAATGCTTAACTTGTTACCTGGAACACCTTCAAGTCTAGCTGTAGATGCTGCGGATGGGTAAGTTGGATCTTCGTTACCCGAATATGCCTTAGCAATTTCGAATGGACCCAATGCTTCTGTACCTGCAACTACACCAGCTGCTGTGTTAGAATATCTAACTCTCAGTGTATGAATTTGTCCAACAGGGCCTGTCATAGGCTGAACACCCATAATTTCGTTAGCAATAACTGTTGGCATAACACGTCGAATTAATGGTAACATAACCTTGTTAAGAACTGCGATGTTACCAGCTGCTGTACCACCTGCGGTAGCCGATTCTGCCAAGTATCTACGAGTATTTTCAAATACTACGTCCATGGTTTGACGGCGGGTTCCCGCAAGGCCTTCTAAGAGGGCTTCCTTGGTGGCGCCCCAATTTGATTCAAATAGCTTACTTGCCATCTTAATTTTCTCCTACTTACTTAGTAATTCCGGCTAGGGATTGTAATTTTTTTAATTCAGACTGCTCTTCGCTGTCTGCATTTTCCGTTAGAGCAACCTTTGCTCTGTCTCCAGTTCTTGTCGACATGACGTTTTCGCTCAACTGTTGTTTTTGAACAGGTTTACGAACTACTGATTCATTTAAGACACTTGGTAGATACTTGTTATAAGCATTTTGCAAGTTCTTGGTCTGAACAGACTCGAGTAACTCTTTCATTACTGCCTTCTTATCTTTTGATAATGGTGCAAGTAATTCGCCCATCATTCTTTGTCTTTCAACAAGATCCTGAGTGGCTTTAAGCTTAGTGTCAAGACTTTCAACAATCTTAGAATTTGATTTGATAGATTCATTCAATTTCGCTAATTGTGCTTCTTTTGACTCTAAAACTTTCTGCAGTTTACTAATTTCTGTACCTTCATTGAGATAAGAAGTCATAAACTCTGCAGCAACGCTTTCAAAAATTCTACGTCCGAAGTCGTTTTCACGAGCAACTTTAATGTCATCCTTGAATTGAGCAATTTCACTACGCAAAACTTTTTCAATGTTTTCATCAATAATTTTTGCGGCACGCTTGATAAACTGTTGTTTTGTTTCTTGAAGCTTTTGTTTACCTTCCGAAACCATCTTGACTTTTTGTTCGACAAGCGATTTCTTATCTGCTCGGAATTCACGAATTTCTTCAGATAATTGCTTCAACAAGAAATTTTCTAATTTCTTAAAATTTTCCTTCATTGTTCTTTTATCGGAATAAAATTCCTGCATTTCTTTTGCAACTGCTTCTGTAACAAATTTGTTTAAAATTTCTGTATGTTCCTTTACCTTTCGCTTATAGCTAAGGCGTTCTTCGACAAGTTTTCTCTTGTCTACTGCGAATTCTTCGAGTTCAACGCGAACCTTATCAGTTAAGAATCGATCCATTGATTCTACAAGAAGTCCCTTATCATGTTCGAACTTACGAGCAAACTCTTCACGGAGTGTTGCTGCAACTTCTTCACGTGCTTCAGAAATTCTTGCATTCCAGGCTTCGGTGATCTGAACTCTGGCTTCTTCTGATAATCCTACGCTCTCACTCAAGATCTCTTCAATCTTTCTTGCCATCTTGAGTCCTCCTTATGTTTTTAATTCTTGTATGAATCTTATTAAATCTTTTTGCAATTGTCTTTGAGCAGCCTGTTCATAAATTGCTTCCTTAGCCAAACTATGAATTGCTGCACCACCTTTCATATTAAAAAGACTTTCATAAACTGTTCGTGGATATGCATTTGGTGCGCTTGGTTGTGCAACAATATCTACTGTAATAATTTCAAAATCCGAAACATTACCATCATCTGCTACATTACCAGATCCACGAGAAGATACACCTAATTTTGCACCAGATTGTAATAAAGTTTTAACAATATTACCCATTGGTGTTGGAATAATCTTCAACTTACCATAGCCATCGGAACCATCTAACCACATTTCTGTAATCATATGGCTGACACGATCTAGGTTTATTGCAAGCTCTTCCGGATGGTCGAGCTCACCTAAAACTGTCTGACCCGATGATAATTTTTCATTTACTGAATTTACTGCTCTTCCGATTTCTCTCATCGGATAAACACGCTGATTTTGATTTCTAACATCGCCCTGAATAAAGATGCCCTTCATGCAGAGATCTTTACCGCCTTGCTTGTTATCTTCTTCTATCAGTGTAACGTGAGCTTTGTCAAAAGACATGAACTCATACAGTTTATTCATCATCGAAATATTTTCCTAATTACATTGGCTTTGGAGGAGCCTTTGTTAACGGAGCTTTCTTTCCTTGGGAACCAAAACTACCAGATTCCTTACCTGTTCCTGCCCAACCATCTTTATTATCTGTATGGGCTACTTTCTTTAATTTTTCATCAACGTTGTCACTTGGTGTATCATCTTCACCAGATCCAGCATTAAATTTACCATATTCGCCGCCAGTTCCCTTACCAAATTCTGTTGGTTCGCCGCCGTAACTTGGTTTTGGAGGAGCCTTTGTAAATGGGGTCTTTGATTGTTCTGCACCCTTTGGAGTATTCTTACCAGTTCCAGCAAAACCAGGATTAGAACTCTTTTGACCTGTATCACCAACTGCTTTTGTAAATTGTGTTTCTTCATCAACTTTCAATTTACCCTTGTGCTTTTCGTGACCTGTCTTTTCTCTTTCGGCCTTTGTAGACATTTTTGGCTTGTCATGATGTTCTTTCTTCTTTGTCTTTGATTCATACATAGAATTCATCATCATTTCGCCCATGCCGTCACCGCCATCAAATTCGCTATCAATAGCATCAATTTCAGCTGGCAATTCTGCATGCTCAGGTTCATCCATTTCTTGAGACATCAATGCGTCAAACTCGGCACGCAATTGAGCGAGTTGATCTTCAAGATCTTCGATTCTCTCGTCGTCACCGCCCTCACCTTCGACGCCGCCGAATTCGTCGTCGGAATCTTCTTCTGAATCATCTTCTGAATCATCTTCGGCTTCGCCATCATTTAATTCATCTGCATCAATTTCGTCTTTATCGACTTCGATTTCTTTTGTAAAATCTTCTTTTGGATCTCCACCGACAACATCGTCTTCAGCTTCCATAACATCTTCTTCATTTTCGTCTTCTTCATCGACGATGCTTTCATAGATGGTACGAGCCTTCTCAACAATAATTTGGTGAAGAAGTTCGGCGGCAAGATCTGTGTCTTCATTCACAAGCAGATCTAAAACCTTTTCTAGCTTCTTTTGTTGTGACATGCCCAATCTCCTTGATTATTTAAAAACATGTTTATTACTATTTTAGATATTTAACACAATGTGGGATAATAAGTGCGGAAATGGCTCAAAAAGAGCCATTTTTAAGATAGATTATAATATTATTTATTATGGCTATGTAATCAATAATCTACTAATATATTACATTCCTCCACCAGCTGACATGTCTGGCATGGGGGCATACATATCTGGAAGTAATTCCAAATGTTGAGCCCTATCGAGCCTCTCAGCATCTCTAGATTTTCTAAGTCGTTGAATGTGCAATAAAGTTAAACGAGGACGTCGAGTGTCGTTTAATTTCATAACATCTAACTCGTCATCCTCTGGATGATAGAATTCAAATAACAATTCGTTTGCTTTCATCTTCAATCCTATAATATACTATATTTAGTGAAATTTTAATTATTGATTCCCAAATGAATTCATTTCGTCTGGTGATGCATTTGTTTCTGAATCGCCACCAAAACTATCAGTGTCAGATTCTTCACCCTCCGGACTCATTGTATCAATACCAGATGATGTTATTCCTACATCCGATAATTGTGCTGGCGCACTAGCACCCATAGCTGATTCATTTTCAAATTTTCTAGTTAATCTGCTTCGCTCTTCTCTCCACATTCTTTCATTTTCGGCTAATTCTTCTTCTGTCCAACCTAAGTAACGTTTAAGAATAAATCTTTTAGATACATATGGGATTTCAGTTAATGCAGTGAATGTGTTAATTTTAGCCGCATCTAATTCTAATCTTCTATATTCACTAAAAGACTGTGGTTCCGTAAATTCAATTTGGAACAAACTACTATCAATTGTAACTCCTCTTCGTTTTAAGAATAATTTAAATTCTGTATCAAAAGTTTTAACAATCTGTTGTTGATATCTTTTTACAATTTTAGAAAATCTAAATTCTTGTATGAATGCAGATCCTACTCTGCCATCATTAACTGTTGCAGTTCCGTCTTCGGGACCTGTTGGCAAATAAGAACTTGGTACACCTAATGCTCTTAACATCTTATTATTAAAATATCTTAAGTCATCAATATCACCTAAATTTTCACCGCCAGGTAATACTTCAACTTTTGATCCTCTGCCTTCACTTGTTACAGCAAAGAAATAATCTTCTAAGATAGACATAGGATTATATGTTGAATCCACAATGTTAGAGCCGCCGCCGGTTCTACTCGGAATACGCTTTTGTTGAACTTCATAGCGAATACGTTCCAAATACTGAGATGCTTTATTAGGTGGCATTGTACCAACGTCAATAAAGAAAACTCTTCGTTCTGGAGCCCTATGAACACGATAAATTAATATCGCATCTTCTAATAATTCTTTCTGCTTATATACCTTATAGATAGTTTCTAAAATACTTAAACCAAATGGCCAAGCTGCACTCATGCCGTCAGATAAAGAAACTTGAACAATATGTTCAGCATCAACTGCAAGACCACCACTATCATTATAAGATGACATTCCGGCCTGACCATATCCGTGGCTTACATAATTTAAATTTCCGCCCATTGGTGGAGAAAATACAATACTATTAGAACCATATTGTTGATTTGAAAGTTTATTTAATTGATTAGTACCAACTAAATCTTTCATATTCAAGTCAACTTCTTTGATCCAATAACTTTCAATTTTCTTTCCATCGCTTTCATTTACAATTACTTTTTCAACCTTCGATGGATCAATCCAAAATAATTTAAATGTTTCTGGATCTCTCAAAAAGAATTGATCTCCATATTGCAATGTAGCCCTAAAAATTCTCCAGGTTCTCTTTCCCAATTCATTCATTCTTGCCCATTGGTGTAAAGATTTTTCTATAACAGAAATTTCCGAAGGAGTAGGCTCTTCATTAAACTTTACAATAAATGGTAGATTTGTAACATCGTCTGGTTCTGTTCCAAAATCTGCAATCGTATCTAAAGCTGCTGATATTTCATGATCATAATTCATCTGATCATAAACTGTGTATCGCTGAAGTCTATCAGGTGGACCAGTATATACTTCTGGTAACCAGTTATTATATCGACTAATGGATGCATAAGCCGAAGTCGAATCTACATTTCGTTGTGCCGATGGTAATACAGAATTAACGGGACGAAAAAATTTTTTCCATGACATGTATTAATTGTTCCTTGTAGCCTTTAACATATCCCTCGTTGTTGATAATAGTTCAGATTGTTTATTAAGCATCTGTTCTAGTAGCATAGATTGATATTTAAGTATGTTATTTACCTCAGATTCTTTAGTTACAGGTGTAGGAGCGGTAGGAGCCGCCATCTCTGTAGATTTTGTGTCTTGTGTTGCCGATGAATTATCTGTCGTAGTTGGTTGATTTGCTGATACACTAGTCACCGCAGTTGGCTTTGGATCTGTTGGGATAGCAGTTTTTACTTCAGGTTTATTTTTAGATTCCTGAACCGCGGCAACCTGTGTAGCAGAGGCTTTTGCTCCTTCTGCTGTGCCTTGGGCAACTGCTTTTTTAGTTTCTGCCGGTGTTTCTTTTTTTTCAGTTACCTTACCAGATACATTTCTTTTTTTATCTTCTTCTTTTTGTCTATTCTCTAAACGTTCTTTTGCATCATTACCAATTTCACCTGGTAGATATTGAAGCAAATGATCCATGAAGCCAAATATAGCATCTATAGATTTTTGAAACCAACTAAAATCTGAAATTAAATTATATAACCATGTACCTATTTGATATCCAACTTCAAAGGCTGATATTAACCATCCAACAACACCTATCAACCTCATAAAGATACCACCTAAACTAGTAAGCCAGCCTATAAATGGTTCAAAGACTGATCCCAATTTTCCTAACCATCCTAGAATTCTAGCAATAATACCCTCTGAGCTACTTTTAAAAAATCCAGAAATAAATTCCCAAATTCTAGTACCAACACTCGAAAATGATTTTAAAACTGATTCAAAAATCTCTGAAAAATATTGTGTTACCTTTCCAATTGCTTGTCCGCTTTTTGAAAAAATATCTATTATACTTCTACCGACCCAACGAAATGGAGCTAAGATTGTTTCACCTAAAGTTGACAGCCATTTAGGAGCGCCGCCAAAAATATTTGTTATTAATCTTGCTCCCCTAACAAGTGTCATACCAAATGACACTAGAGATCCGATAACTGTAGCAATAATTGGTATACCTGTACCTTCTAATTTATCAGCTACCCAGTCAACAACATCTGCAACCTTTGTTACTGCATCACCAAAAAATTCTAATAATCCTGCAGTAGGTGCAAACATGCGCTCTATAGCCGAAGTTATTCTATTCCATGCATCAGTAATTCTTTTTGATGCTTGAGCTGATTTATTTGCTTGCTCTATTTCTTTTTTCTTTTGTGCAGTAAGTGGAGCAGTATCTCTCGAATATTGATTCATCGAATTAACAAATGACACTGTTGCCTTTGATGCAGCAGTATTCTGTAATTGAAGATTTTGTATTTCAGCTGATGTTAAATGAACTGATGCAGCAAATTGTCGTAACATTTCGGCTTGTTCTTCTGGCGAAGCACCAGCAGCAGCGGCTGCTTTAATTCTTTGTGATACTTCCATATACTGTTGTGCAATTCTTCCTTGACCAGAAGCAAGCAATGCATTTACTACTTCATCGGTTTGTTTAATTGGTGCAGTAATTGTACCCAATAATTGTTTTGCCAAATTCTGATCTTTTAATGAAGATGTAAAAGCTAATAAATTCTTTGACGCATCGGCACCAACCTGGGAAGTTAATACAAATGCATCTGTACTCTTAGCCAGTGCATCAAATTTTTTCATTAACTCTTCTGTTGATTGACCGGTGAGCAAAGATATAGTTCTCATAGAAGCACCAAATTTTGATGCTTGATCAGCAACTTCCTGTGCTGATAAATTTTGTATATTTGTAAATCCCTTGACTGCATTTAAATACGAAGCTGTAAATTCTAAGCCCTCTGTCGCACTAAAGCCCAATGCTGACAAAGACTTATATGCTAAATTTGATGCTTTTACAACTTTCTGTGTGCCAAAAACTGTGACTGTTGTCGAATATTTTGACAAAATATTGTTTAAATCATTTAAACGAATACCTGATAATGCAACAACATGTCCTAAACTTTGAAAACCATCTGTAATGCCGGAACTAAGATCAACTAAGTTAACACCTGCATTATATAAATCAGTATAAACTTTTACATTGAGTTTTATCATCTCAATGCCTTTTTCTGTAATATAATCAAGTGCTAAAAGTGCGGCATCGAATGCTAATGCTTTTTTTGATAACGCACCGTATTGTTTTTCATCAGTTGCATTTCTTTTATTTTTCTTATCCCAATCTTTCTTTTCGCGTTTTTCCTGATCAGCTTCATCTTTAGCAAATTTTAGATGTTTTTTAAGTTCATCATTTACTTGTCCGATTAATTTTGGATCTTGTTCCTCTTGTCCACCTGATGAAGATTTTACACCAGTAAATGATTTTAATGCTGCTTCAAGATTTTTAAAATGATTATCTTGCATCGACATTGTCGATTTAAGAACCTGTAAAATATCGGCTAAAGTATCTTCTTTAGCCCATGCAGGTAAGTTTGCTAATGCATCATCTGAGAAACCGTCAATAATTACTGGATCTGCCATATTTTGCCGTTATATACCGTGATAAATAGTTTAAGATGTAACAAAGACTATTTATCAAAGAATTTCCTGGAGAAAAATATGGAGAAGATGGAAAACATTAAACTTCCGCCTCAGATGCAAGCAAACCCATTAAAACAGTATTTCAGATCTATAAAGTTTTATATGGCATTACCAAGTGGCACTAGTTATTATGAAAAAGGTATTATCGAATTTAACGATAGTGGCGAAGTTGGAATAATGCCAATGACTGGTAAAGATGAATTAATCTTAAAAAACCCTGACGCATTACTAAATGGTGAAGCGTTAGTCGAAGTAATTAAAAGCTGTGTTCCGGCTATTAAGAATCCAAAAATATTACTTACCAATGATATTGAGGCCCTTATTACTGCTATCAGATATGCAACATTTAATGATGGACTAGAAACACAATTGGATTGTCCTGCATGTGGCCATGAAAATACTTTTAAACTTAATCTTCAATATGCCATAGAAAATATGGAATATCTTGAGCCGGAGTATGTTGTTAATTTAGCAAATGGATTAACAGTATTTGTTAAACCATATAGTTATACAGAATTAATAAAAGGACTACATGCTCAATTTGAGCAAAGCAAGGTAACAAAATCGATAGAATCTTCTTCATTAACCGAAGAAGAAAAAATGAAAATCTTTGGTCAAGTTTTCAAAGATCTAGCTAAATTAACAGTAGAATTGCTTGTTTCGTCAATTGTACGAATTGTAGACGAATCTAATAACATCAATGTGACAGACAAGAAATTTATTGCCGAATTTGTGCAAAATATTGATAGAACAAGTGTCAATCAATTAGAAGATCTAATCAAAGAGATTAACGAAATTGGCATTAAGAGGACATTTGGTGCAAAGTGTGAAAAATGTAATCATCCTTGGGAAAGTGAAATAGATTTTAATCCTGTAAATTTTTCATAAGGTCCTTAATGGTATTACCATCGGATGCATTGAAGGACCTCTTAAAGAAATTAGAAGACGACGGTATCAATTTAAAAGAACAATTAATAGATATTTGTATTTTTATGAAAGGTGGTATTTCTTGGGATGAAGCCTGGGGATTAAGTTATTTAGATAGAGAATTAATTGTTAAAAGATTGAATAAGAGATTAAAAGAACAATCTGGTGACAAAACCGAATATATGTAAGATTATGAATAAGAAAATATTAGATATAAGTGAATTTGATATTCCTATTAATAA